AAGTTTTTGGGTAACCTGACAGTCAACACCAGCACAATGACGGCCACTCAAGCGGTCATTGACAAGCCTGCCCGTTGGCACAAAACCGTTTCAATGAATGTAGTGGTGGCTGGAAGCCGCACCCCTGTCCTGCTTCGCAAGTATGAGTATCTGCGGGAGTATTGGCCTGATGCCACAGAGACAGGTGTTCCTGTTTATTACGGCGACTACGACTACACACACTGGCTGGTGGTTCCTACGCCTGCCGCCGCTTACACCTTTGAGGTGTTGTACTACGAGCGGATTCAACCGCTCGACTCTTCCAACCAAACGAACTGGTTCACCATTTACGCCCCGCAGGCATTGCTGTACGGCGCTCTTTTGCAGTCTATGCCGTTCCTCAAGAACGACGAGCGGATGCCCATGTGGCAGGCAAATTATGACCAAATCATGCAGACCCTCAAGCAAGAGGATGTCCAGCGTATTGGTGACCGTCAAGCCGCAGTATTGGATACCTGATCATGTCATATAACAGCCCCTTCACAGGTAATGTCATCCAGCCAACGGATGTCTCTTATCGCCGAATTACTCTGACCGCTGACTTGCAGTTGGAGTGGCCCATCAACGGGACTTCGACTGATGATGCCGCCGCTCGAATCATGGAGGTGTCAACTGCATCTACTGCAAACGAGTTGTGGATGCCGCCAGCCAATCAGGCGTCGGTAGGTCAAGATGCATTGATCCGAAATGTCGGTGCTGTAACTTTGGCGGTCAAAGACTACACTGGCCTCAACACCATTGTGTCTATTGCCGCAGGTCAAGCGCAGTACATTTATATTACGGCTAACCCAACCACAGCAGGCACTTGGGGCATCATTGCCTACGGCATTGGCTCTTCTGGTGCTGATGCGGCAACCCTTGCAGGATACGGTTTGCTGGCAATTGGTCAGACACTGAACCAGTCTCAGCCTGTCACGACCTTTTCTAGCGATTACACGGCACTGACAACAGACCGTTCTAACACCTATGTGTGGACGGGTGGCGCTGGTACTTTGACGCTTTCAAGCGCATCTACCCTTGGCGACAACTGGTTTATGTTCTTGCGTAATGGCGGAACTGGAGCGTTGACTGTTGCTGGAACTGGCGGAAACACCATCAACGGTTCTGCTTCTATTATTTTTCAGCCTGCTGATTCTGCAATCATTGTGTGCAGTGGTTCTACCTTCTACACCGTGGGCCTTGGCAAATCAACCCAGTTTGCTTTTACTCAGTTGACCAAGAATGTCACAACTGGAACCTACACGCTGACTTCTGCTGAAGCATCTAATGTGATTCAGAAGTACACAGGAACCCTGACAGGCAATGTGACCATCATTGTTCCTCAGACAGTGCAGGTCTACTATGTTCAAAACGCCACAACCGCTGGTGGGTTTACCTTAACGATCAGCACGGGCGTGGGTGGTGCATCAACGGCCACAATTGCCGCAGGTAACCAAGCCACGCTGATTTGCGACTCGGTTAACTTGCTGAACGCTAACACGGTGCTGGCGGGTTCTTCTGCCATCAGTTTGCTCAACGGTACGGTTTCTAATCCATCCTTGAACTTTGCGTCTGAGCCAACGACTGGTATTTACCGAGCCGCCTCTGGTGAGTTTAACCATGCGATTCTTGGCGTGTTGCGCTCCACCTTGTCGGCATCTGGATTGGCAATTGTTGGAACGGGTAACTTTACGGGCGGCGTTTCAGGCGGAGTATTCACTTGACCAAAAAAGTTCTCACGATTGACACCCTTGCTGGACTCCAAAGGGATGGCACTGTTTTTGACTTGAACTTTTATACCGCTGGTAAATGGGTTCGGTTTCAGCGTAACCGCCCCCGCAAGATAGGTGGCTATCGCTCCATCACAAATGATGTGTTTGGTTACTCTCGCGGCATCTATGTCAACTCTGTAGACGGCATCAATCAAATTTTCAATGGCTACAACAACGGTTTTGAAGTTGTAAACATTGACAACTCTGGCGTGGGCGCGGGAGTTAATGAATTCACATTCACTGGCTTGATCCTTACGACCAACACACTGGTTGGCGGCACGCTGTACACAAACGGCACTTACACAAATGTGACCTTGACTGGCGGCTCTGGCTCTGGGGCCAAGGCCACCATCGTGGTGTCTGGCGGTTCTGTGACCACGGTGACCATTACAACTGCTGGCAATGGGTATGTTGTTGGCAACACCTTGAGCGCAACAGCCGCAAGCATTGGCGGAACTGGCAGTGGATTTTCTGTCAAGGTTGCCACAATCAACAGTGGCTTTACGCCAAGCGACTTGAACCTGTGGCAGATTGATTCATCTTTTGATGCTCAAGGCTCTGGCAATCAATTGTTGCTGGCGCACCCCGGGCAGAACTTGGCGCAGATTGACCAGACAGTTGTAACCCCCGTGTTGGCGGGAAACATTTCGGGCACCGTTCTGTCCCCATTGACCGACACCTCTGGAACGACTCCAACAGGCGACATCATTGAGGTTGCTGGTGGTGTGGTTGTCTTACACCCGTATGTGTTCGTGTATGGAGACAACGGTCTGATCAAGAACTCGGTTGCTGGTAATCCATTTGATTGGAACGGCCCAGACGCAAACGAGGTCAATGTGGCCTCCACCAAGATCGTCAAGGGCTTGCCAGTGCGAGGCGGCTCCAATGCACCATCTGGCCTGTTCTGGGCGCTTGATTCTTTGATTCGCGTGTCTTACACCCCAACAACAGTGACAGTCGCTGGAACGCCCCAGACCTTCTACTGGCGCTATGACATCATCTCCTCGCAGTCTTCGATTCTGTCGAGCCAGTCTGTGATTGAGTACGACGGCATCTACTACTGGTGTGGTGTTGACCGCTTCCTGCTTTACAACGGTGTGGTGAAAGAGATTCCAAACACCTTTAACCAAAACTACTTTTTTGACAACCTGAACTATGCACAGCGTCAAAAGGTCTGGGCAACCAAGGTTCCACGCTATGGTGAAATCTGGTGGTTTTACCCCTCTGGTGATTCAGAAGAGTGCAACAACGCGGTCATCTATAACATCCGCGAGAACTGCTGGTACGACGCTGGCTTCTCTGATGGCGCAACCCGCACTGCTGGTTACTTTTCTCAGGTGTTCAAATACCCGATCAATGCAGGCGCAACTCTAAGCACGGTTGAGGAAGTTTTCTCATCCTCCATTACAACGATCAACACAAACGCAAACATTGAGGTTCCTCAGACAAACCAAATTGCGGTTGGACAGTTGGTGATCGCCGCAGGTATTCCAGCAAATTCGATCATTACGGCAATCGTTCCTAGTGCTACGGCTGGATTTTTTACGGTCACGCTGACCAACCCCGCGACTGCCTCTGCAACCGTGACGGCATCATTCAATACAACGGCTGGGCGCGTAACGCTGTGGCAACATGAAGTTGGCACTGACGAGATCAACAACACCAATGTGAACGCGATTGAGAGTTTCTTTGAGACCTCTGACCTTGGCTGGGTTCAGGGTGGCCCTGCGCAGACATCCCCAGTAGGCGACAACTATTGGTTGCGGATTGAGCGGATTGAGCCTGACTTTATTCAGGAGGGGACGATGACTGTGCAGGTCACTGGTCGCCCGTTTGCCCAGTCGCAAGATGTTGTTTCTGACCCGTTCACTTTTGAGCCAACAACTGGCAAGATTGATATGCGTGAGCAACGCCGAGAGATACGGTTGCGGTTTACAAGCAACATTCAAGGCGGCGATTACCAGATGGGTAAGGTGCTATTAAACGCAACCGTCGGCGATACACGCCCATACGGAGGTTAAGATGGCTCTGGCGGTTGTCTACGATCCTCGGTTTCACACCTTTGAGTCGTGGGCATCGCTGATGTGCGAGGCGTATGCGGGTCAGCAGTTGGTGATCCCTGACTCTCGAACAGATTGGTATCAGTGGGCGGCTGGGTTAAAGGCAATTGATGTCTTCACGAATGAGGGCATCCCCGGCCCCTATATCTATAACAACTGGCAGGATTGGGCGGCGGCTTTGGTTGGCGCTGTCAACCAGCCCACA